CCAACGGATCGAAACTTGACCCGAGAGAGTGATTGCTTCAGCATTTGCAAGTTTATAATACCTAAAATACTGATTACCAATCGCACCATAAGCAGAGTTGAGTTGAATTTTTCGTGCCATCTGGATGTTGTTGCAACGTGCGATTTCTTTTTCCAGTGCCTTCGTTGGAGTTTTTTCATAATCTTGTTTTGCAGCAAGCATCTTCTTTTTATAGATGGTGCGATCCTTATAGATCTTTTCCATCAGTTCCGGAAGAAATCCACGCACATCCTTACGATACATTGCACCATTAGCACATATCGCAGTATCCTTATACATCTCAAATGTTATCTCTTCATTAAGTATCTTATCAACGGTAGCTGTTGGGTGACGGGTATCTTGTAAGGTCTCTGGTGAGATGTTGTACTGCATAATAAGGTGAGGGTACAGACTGTTGAGGTCAAAAGACACAACCCAATCATACTTTCCAGGAATCGGTTCCTTGACATAAGCACCTGCGTACTTGGAATCTTTGTCTGATCGTTCTTTAGGTGGGATCACAATATCTCTTTTTTTGAGATAGTTGTAAATAATCGCATCCCACATACGAACCTGAAAGAACACATCATTATAGTTTACCTTGGCGTCATATGCCATAGTAATCGCAAGTTCAATTAGTTTCATCTTGTCTTCCATACGGTCAACAAGTTCCACGTCAATGATGTTGTATTCTACAAACTTCTGCCAACCATGAGTGTAGAAATCCTTAAAGGTATCAAACTCAGAGTGATCTAACTTCTTCTGTCCAAGTTCTACACTGGCTATGTAGTCCAAACGATAAGATTCCTGTGCCTTGTACGTAAACTTTTTATACAATGTCAGATAATCAAGTTGAGTAATGCCTCCAACATCATATGAAATCTGTTTACGTCCCATCACAACAGTTTCACGTTCTGTCACCAATCCCCAAGGTGACATACGTTTCATCAACTTCTCACCAAGAATACGATCAATACGACGAACCAAATATGGAATATCATATAGTTCACTGTTCCAACCAGTGACGACTTCTGGAGTATTGTCTTCAATCATCCACCAGTTGATGAAATCGGTCAGAAGTTCATACTCAGTTCTAAAACCTTTGTAGATAACATTCTGCTGCTTATTGTTGAAAGGACCACGACCCCAAGTGCGGATCTGCTTGGTTGCATAATCCTGAACAGTGATTAGAAGCACTTCCTCGGCAGCAGACTCTACATCAGGGAATCCATTTTCTGATGCAACCTCAATATCAAGTGTAGCAATCTTGATCTTACTGGTATCAAACTTAATCTCTTCTTCGGGATACATCTCAGAAATGTACTGATAGATGTATCGGTCGTTGCCATAGATCTTGAAGTTTTCTACACCTTCATACTTTTTGATGAAGTCTCTACAATCACGAACAGTACCCGGTTCTACAGATTCAACGTAATCACCTTCCAGAGTTTTATATTTTGTTTCTTTATTGGAGGGAATAAACAGTGTTGGATAAAACTTTTCCCTTGTAGCAAAGTGCCTTCCATTCTCATAACCACGGACCAGAAAGTGGTCACCGACCATTTGAACGTTGGTGTAAAATCTCATTATGAATCCTTTGGTGACGAATGTTCGTTTCAAACTTCTCCGTATGTATTATAGCATCCTTTCCCGTAAACTCCTCAAATGCACTGATGAACATTGAAAAGTAGTGCCAGTGATTTGGTGGAATATACTGCGGTGACATACACACAAAGATGTGATCAAAATTATAGTTATTGAACTTATAATCTTCCTTCTCTATATTTTTATAGTTGGGAACAACTTCTGAGTTGAATCTATTTCGTATTTTATTTCCACTGTTTGCATTTCCAATCCAGGTAAAGGAGTTTAGTTTACCCCTACCACCTAACCAAGCACCCCAGTTTCCTTCATGAACTCTATCATATTTTAGCAACTCATAAAACTCCATTTTATAAGCATCTTCATCTGACATTTCTGCAGTGTAGTCACCACCAAAGACATCATCATGATGATCTATATTGATTAGATCAATGCCATCATAATCTGCGATGCTGAATAAAATAGAGTCGTGCTCATATCCAAATGAAACACTATCACAGTTGCGAAGTGCTTTTAGAAATGTACTATAACAAAATAATAAGTTGGATTGATCAATATAAAAATGACTTTCCTTAAAATCAGTGTTATTAAAAAGTTGTTCCCATCTTATCCCAGGATTATCATTGAACTTTAGTCCATTATAAAGTTCAATGACTGGACCCATGATGTAATCTAAATCAATACTAAGAACCTTCATTAGTAAGACTAGTGTATTTTTCCAAAAGATCTGAGTTTGGATCAGCAAGAGTAATGATCTTATCAGAACTGATCATAAACTCTGTTTGATTAGTATGATCCATCATCCAGGAACAGAGATTGTTTCCTTCCCAGATTTCCATAGGATTAATAAGTTTGCAATCTGGTTGACCAATATCGGCACCAACTTCTACAATCTCACTAATCAATCTTTCACTGTTCGTCAGTAGAATCAGTTTGATCACTCTTTCCATTTACCTTTTCCTCATACATTTGCGTTAACATATCAACTGGTTCAACAACAGTAACCAACCAATCCGGTCGAATAGGAACCTGTGTATCCTTAGATAATACTAACCAAGGACGAAGAGAAATTTGAATGTGCCCCTCTTCAGAACCCTCTTCTCTAAAAATATCATTACCAGTTAGAACAATGTGTGGATCATTGAGAAGATATCCAACAACATTTTTATCTTCGGTAAGAATTTCTTTCACATCGGCAATGATGTCTTCTCCAGATTTTAGTACAGCAAGTTTGATTGACATTTTTTAATTTTACCTCATTTTATTATAGCAATAAAAAAGAGGGGTGTCAACTGGATTTTGCCAGTTACCCCTCGTGGCATTGCGCCGACGATATTCAGTTGTATTTATTTGGTTTTTGGTGTCAGTTTATATGCTCCGAAGATAGCAGAACCGAGTAGTGCAAATGTTGCGATGATTTCCATAGGTGGTGGATTAGGGAAAGACGGGGGAAAGGACCAACCAACCAAAAAGAGTTAGAGTTGATCCGACGATTACTGTTGGTACTGTGAAGTTCATAATAACGCCTCCGTAAGTACATTTTATATAGTCATTATGTATCATAGTGATACAAAAGTCTGTAATGATTGCTACTGATTTCTGCTCAATTGTATTGGTTTAAAGATAATCTTTACGTTGATGATGCTCTGGAATGATCTTACCGAGAGTAATACTCAGTAACCCATCCTCAAATACAACTGATCTAACTTCCGTTTCATCTGAGAGGGTCCAAGATCTGGTGAAAGATCTCTGAGCCACTCCTCTATGGACATAGTTTGTGTTGGTTTCTTTGTCTTCTTTTTGTCCTTCGACAAAGAGTTTACCGTCTTGAGTGTAGACATAAACTTCTTCTTTTTTGAATCCTGCTAATGCAAGTTCTAGTCTTGATTCTACGTTGCTAACCGTGACTAGATTATATGGAGGATAGTTTGATGTCGTTTCGTGCAGATTAAACAGACGATCAAAGTATTCATCCATGCCAATACTATTTCTATTTATACGATCTAGCAGTTGATCCAAATTAGCGGCGTTATACTTCATTAAGTTAGTCATTTGTAGCTCTCCTAAAAAAAGCGAGATTGCGTTGTGTGGACCCCGAAGGCATCCATAAGTATATATTAGCATAAGACATAAAAAACGGGGTAGTGAACCCCGTAATTTTTTATTCGGTTATCCAGCAAGAGATTTTAAAAGATCCGAAAGACTTACAAAAAGAGTGTCTTTTGGAGTTCCAGGAATATTCATACGAAGTTTTCCATCCTTTTCTGAAATTACCTGAACGAGAAAAGTTTCTTCTTTTGGGCAGGAAATAGATTCATTCATTTCAATATTGGTAGGAAATCCATCAGAATCAAAATTAAGAACTGCTTGGGAAGTCTCAATATTTACTTTCCTTTCTTTGAAAATTCCAGGAAGTTTATCTCTCCAAGGATCCCATTCAGCGGATAAAATTTGAGATCTAAATCGATCCGAAATTCTATCTTGAACCACTTTGAGTTCTGGTTCAGAAAGATATCCAAAGTGTCTTCTACACTGTTCCTTAACACCAGATAGTCTGGTACTGGCGAAGTTTCGTGAAACTTGTTCATTTAAACAAGTTTTTACAATGTTACGCCACTTAAGAGTAAAGTCCGTCTCAAAGTTTTTATTGTCTTCTTTAATGGATCCAAAGTTGACGGTCGTCATTATAAAAAAGTTTATTGCAAACTACCAGTTTATTATATCATAAAAAAAGAACCCGTCAATAGACGACAGGTTCTAAAAGGGTTTCCGACTTTTGAAGCGGCCGTCATGAAAGATCGCACGTTTATTTATTCGGTTTCTTCTACCCGTTTCTTCTTAGACCCAATATTGTACTTGGTTTCCAGAATCCAATCTTGCTTATCTTTATATGCAAGTACTTTAATCTGATTGAGTGGTGCGATGTCTTGAATCTTCTCTACATCAACAATACCAATAAGACCCCAATCAGCAAGCAGTTGAGCAATACGGTTACGACGTTGGACATCGTTCTGTGTCAGGTTTGCATGTTTACCATCAAGAGCAAACAGTTCCTTAAAATGTACTAAGAAATATCTACCTTGCTTGTGTAGAATATGGCAGGATTGATAGATCTTTTTCTCTTTCCTAGACGCAACTCCAATACGAGTCAAAGTCTCACGAACCTTCAAAAAATCATCGGGTTCACTCAGAACCACTTCCACCATTTGATCTGGTGACCATTTCACTTCAGCTTCTCTAACAACACTCATTTTGATCCTCCGGTGTCAAATTTTGATTTAATAAAATTAAGTTGTTCTTTTGTTAGAATCTTCAAAGCTTGTTTTGCCTTTTCATTACTATAACCATAATAACGTTTGACATAATCAAGATCTTTGATCTTATCTTGTCGGAGCCAGGGAGAGAACCTCTTCTTTTTCCTCACAATATTTATAAAAAAATCATATTGAAGTTTCTTTGAGAGGAAGTTATACTTATTCATCTCATTAGAAAACATCAAAGTATCGATGTGTCCAGAAAAACAACGGTTGATGATATAGGGAGGATATTCCTTCTCAAGTGAAGGATCTTCGTCAATCAGATTCTTTTTCGTTTGATTGATGGAATTGAGCCAGTCTTTCAGTTCAGTCATAAAGAAGAAGATCGAGAACGTTTATAGATTCTTTTTCGGTGGGATAGTTTGTAACAAGAAGTTCTGTCTTCACATTTTCATCAGTTCCCTTTTCACCACGATGTGCCATGGAATAACGAAGTTTCCATTCACGAAGATAGTAATCCTTATAAAGTTCAAGCAACCTATCATTCACATTATAGGTAATCATAAACTTATGAGGACACTTATACACATCTTCGGCAAATCGATCATGATCAAAAGATTTATGCATCTCACGATCTTTCCCGTAAAGAAAATCTTTGATGTCATAAGGAGGATCAAGGAATACAAACACATCCTCACCAGGAGCATTCATCACTTCAGAATAATCAAGATTGGTGATTTTCCACTTCTGAATAAGTTGAGAATACTTCTTTAGTTTTTCAATACCAACGAAAGAAAAATTAGAACGTGCTGCTGTCTTGGAGAATGTACTATTTTCAGTTAATCCAGAAAAACTACACTTATTCAAAATGAAAAAACTTATGGCACGATCAAGTCCATCCTGAGAATTGATGTCATCTCGTGTCTGATCAAATAGTTCCTTATGTGCAGTATCTATGTCATCCTGAGACTGATAGTTAGATGCTTTTGATTTAATATCATTCAGACGATCAGAAAGTTCCTCACCATGATCTCTGAGTTGAACCCAGAAGTTATAAAGAGTCACATACTTATCATTGATCCAAACAGGAACATCGGGATATGCCTGAGTGGCATAAAATGCCACAGAACCACCACCAATGAATGGTTCACGATATTCTTTGAAGTCTTCTGGAAACCATGGTGCTAAAGTCTTAGTTGCCTTCGACTTACCACCGGGGTATCTAAGACAGGTTTTCAGAGGAAACGTTTTCATAATCAACAGGATGATACTTCAAAAATTCCCAGAAAGTCATCTTCATTTCTTTCTGAGTCATGCCACAATGTTTTGCGGCAGCAGGTAGAGTCATTTTAGCACGAAACAAACCAAAGTTTGCTTGTTCGACGAGTTCGGGAGTTGTTTTCACTTTTGGTTCAACCAGTTTGGTTTTATCGATATTCAGTAGTCCCATCGACCCTCTCCAATTCGGCAGTAAGTGTATAGAAGAATTTGTTGATACTTTGAGACATTAATCTATATCCAGTACCGACATAAAGTTGACCAAGAACTACTGCGATGGTTGCAGTTCCCCAAAAAATGTAATAAAACCTAGACTTAACTTGTGCTCTTAGTTTTTGTTTTTTCATAGTACCAACTTCTTACTTGGTGTTTTCAAGACAGAGAACATTTCCCGATATTGTTCCTCAATCTGTTCTTGAGTATCAGCAATGTACACAACGTACTTCTTAGTCACTTCCAGTTCTTCACCCTTTCCTTTGAGAAGAGGGGACCAGGGAGCAAATCCCATTTGCCCATTACCAGTAGGAACGGCAACGATAGGATTAGCAATGACAATCACATCTTCACCCATATCAGTTTTATCATCAATCAAGTCTGCAATGACATCTTCACCAGACCACATACGAATCAGTTTAACATTCATTTAAAATTACACTCCACCATTAGTTCAGTTAGACAAGCAAGCATATTTATTTCCTGATCAGCTACGAATGCCGCCTGATACTGATACTTAGCAAGCACAAGCACAGCAGCAGGAATGCTATTGTTTTCAAGGGCATCATAAAGAGCATCGTAAATACGACGCATAAGTACAGTAGTATCATTGTCCAGATTAGATACCACCCACTTCCGAACTTCGGCAAAGTTCTTTTCTTTGAGGTTTTTAACGAGTTCATTAACGGCAACATCAGAGAAAGTAGCAAGAATACCAGAGTCAATCTTTCCACTCACAGAGTATCGTTGACACTCATTGAGCACACGTCTCCAATCAGGAAAGTGCTTGTTAATCAGTTCTACCAGGACCTTGTTATCATATTCAACACCTTCTGTATCCAAGATTTGTTGGATGCGTTTGAAGAACTGTGCTGCAATACCCTGACGTTCTTTTCCTTTGATTCCAAACTCAACGACGGCACATCGGGAGTGGAGGGGTTCAAGAATTTTGTTCTTGTAGTTGCAGGTGAATATGAATCTGCAGTTGCCAGCAAACTCCTCAATAAACGCCCGTAGGAGGAGTTGTACATCGTTGGACGTGTTATCTGCCTCATCAATGATGATGACTTTGTGTTTAGCATCCGACGTAAGTGATACGGTCGAAGCGAAGTTTTTCGCATTGTTTCGGACAGTATCAAGGAATCTACCCTCGTCGGATCCGTTGATGACATAAACATCTACTCCCAGTTCATTACACAGTGCTTTGGCAACAGTTGTTTTACCGATACCAGGAGGACCAGCAAGCAACATGTTAGGAATCTCTCCTTTATCTAGGAAACTTTGAAAAGTCTTCTTAGTTGCCTCTGGGAGAATACATTCTTCAATTGTCTTAGGTCGATATTTCTCAACCCAAATAAAATCACTCATAACAAAAAAGAAAATCGTTTACTAGTTGTTCTGCTTTTTCTTTGCCGAACTTACTACTCAAATAACCACTTACAGGATCCAACTTCTTCATATAGGTGTCGAAGTCCCTGTAAGTTTCATCAGTATCAAACCCATTAGGTTTCTTAGATTCTAGCATTTCTTTGTATGCATGTAAATAAGCAGCAAAGTCATCCAGATAATCATTTACTTCCGACATCGTGCATTTGCGAACAAACACATTTTCAGAGAAGTGATTACCAGGTTCAAAGAATCTAAATGTTCCCTCTGCCTTAGGAAGATCTGGATGAGAGAACAGGTAGTTTTCTACTGGGTGCTGAAAGTCAAATACAATAATGACTTTCTTATCAAAGAAACCCATCAAGTCCATTCCAAAGCAAGGAAGGTTTTGTCCTGTATTTGGATAGATGATATTGTTGTAAATACAAGATTTATCATCCCAAATCTCCACCTCTCTAGATTTATAGATGTATTCGGAGTGATAGAGTTTAGCAGAAAGAGAGGTTCCTTTTTCTTCCCAATCTGCCCAAGTATAAGAATATTCTAGATCAGGAAAAGTATTAAAGATGAGTTTTTTATACTCATACCAAAGATCACTCACACCCATTCTGGTTTACGCTCCGGCATACGAATATAGTTATCTTTGACCCAAGGTTTAGAAGCAATGTATCGTTTATAGGCAGTAAAGATATCAATACTGGTATCATGCTTAAACTCATCAGGTCCAGCAAAAACAAAAGGAGTAAGTTGTACTCGGTGACTAGGCTCAAGAGGAAACAACTTGTTTGCATAAGCAAGAGTTGCTAGGCAAGAGTGAATTTTAGAGTAACGATTGGAATACTCTTCACACAATGCTAATCCATGACGTATTAACCACCGTGCATTTGCTAGGTTTTCGTTTGCCCAGATGGTACAAGGATGATTACGAAAGGCACCCTTCTCCGTAGCATAGGGTGTACCGTCTGCCTTTGGGAGAGTGCCGTACCCGTGCCCCCACTTCTCTGATGCCACGATAGAGAGCATTTGACAGCACTCTAGAGGCATTTTGACGATGTGTTTGTCAGGTAGAACCTGTGCCGAAACAACAGGGTCAGGGTCTGATACAAAGATGTTCATTCTAAAGGTCGAATAAATTCGTTCACAATGATGTCGGTTGATCCCAACATCTTCTGCATATATTCTACACCTTTTTCTGGTGTAGTATGATCTCCACAGGTAAAAGCGTCACACACTGCCATACCTTTTTCTGGCCATGTATGAACACTGATATGAGACTCGGCAAGCATGGCAATACCAGTGAGTCCTTGTGGTTCAAACTTATACACTGATAAGTTGAGGAGGGTTGAGTTACATTCTTTTGCCGCATTGTACAGCATTTTTCTCATGTAGTTTTCATCCTCCATCAACTCAACATTGCAACCCTTCAATGTAAAGAGGATGTGTCTCATCAACCGAAAGTAGAATCAGGTTCCAGAGCAATATAATACTTCAGATTGTGCTGAGTATTGGTAAACTGTGACAAAAGTTTAGAAGACACTACAACGTCATAAGCACCAGGAATGATCTTGATGTTTTCGACTTTGAAGTTGAAAGTAAACTCTTGATCAGTTTCTCCAACTACAATTGCATATTCATTGGACGTATCGTTTTTCTTGTCACGAACCACAAGTTTGATGACACCATTCTCACCAATGGCAGAGAGATCGGGTAACTGATATACTGCTGCTGCCTTTACCAGTTTCTCAAGAGTTACGCTATCCATCTGAAAACAAATGTCTTCGGTAGGAAGTTGAATCTCTTTTTCGGGGGGAGAAATGATAACATTAGGATCGGCAAAGAAATACTTCACACGACGCTTGCCTTCTTTGATGCTCAGATAAGAATCTTCTTTAAAGTCAAGATCAGGATCCTGGTGAAGACTCAAACCATTCAGAAACTGGTTCAGATCATAAATGGCAAAGTCACGGGGGAACTCTTCTTTGATTTCTGCTTCGGCAAGAATGTTCTTTGCAACAGAAATGGTACGGAGTTTGTTACCCTCCTTCACAAGAATCGAGTTGTTGATTCCGGCAAAGTTCTTAAGGATTGCAAGGGCATTATCAGACAGTTTCATTGTTTTTTCTTTCAGTTTCATTGAGGATAGGTTTCACGTTGTGCATTCTTGTCATTAAAATGCATCAGAAGAACAGCATAGTGCAGAATCTTCATAATGTCACGACGTGCGGTGCCTTTCTTATCATAACGAGAGGCATACTTGAGAATGTTAGATCGACAGAATGGTTCACCATCACCACATGCTTCGATCAGATCTAATGTTTGAATCTGGTCATCACCAGAAGAATAGTGTTGATTGTAGGTTCCACGAATGTACTCAAGAAGTTCTTTGACGATCTCTTCTTCATTGTACTTCCATGGAGTACTGGGAGATTGTGTAATAATGTCGTTGCTCATATTGTTGTTAATAATAAATTCATAATCGCTGTGTCCCCAAGGACGCATACCATCATCAATAATTTCATCCATTTTCAAAAGTTCATCGTAAAGCATGGACCAGGAGTTAGTCATATCTTATTATATCAGAAAGGTGCTTCAGGTGCAACTTCTTCAGGAAGTTGGAAGTCAGCATCCACTTTATCATAAAGTTCAAGGAATGCTTGCTTGGTTTCATCATCAAAACGATTCACGCACACTTGGATTGCCTTTGCTTTGTCTTGAAAGATATTGTAGGCATTAATGATGTGAACAAGACGACGAGTGCTGATGATTTCATCAATGCCACCATCATAGAAGGTTTTGCGGATGATGTCTGCCCAGTCAACAAGACGAGAACAGAAATCAACATCCTCAGAGAGTTTCATTAGGATGTTCTTCTCTTGTGTAGGAGTGGGATACGCCTGCTCAAAGGTCACAGGGAAACGTTCAAGGAATGCTTCATTCAGAACGTTGGTGCCGATGAAACGACCATCATCAGAACCTTTACCTTTGGTGTTGGCAGTGGCAATCACATTGAAACCTGCGGTAGGTTTGATAAACTTACCAATCTTCTTCAGAAACACACCTTTGCCTTCAAGGATGGACTGGAGGCAGAGGATTTTATTGCTAGCAAGGTCAATTTCATCGAGTAGCAGGACTGCTCCTCGTTGGAGTGCTTCAATGACAGGTCCGTTATGCCAAACAGTTGCCCCATCGACAAGACGGAAACCACCAATAAGATCGTCTTCATCAGTTTCAATAGTAATGTTTACACGAATAAGTTCTCGTCCAAGTTGGGCACATGCTTGCTCAACAGAGAAAGTCTTACCATTGCCAGACAGACCAGTAATAAACGTTGGATAAAAAAGACGGGACTGAATAATCTTTTTAATATCACCAAAGTTACCAAACTTGACGAAGGTATCATCTTTCGCGGGGATAAGGTTTTGCTGTTCCTGATCGGGAACAATTGCAGCAGGTGCCTGGTAGGTTTTCTCCATTTGTTCCCGAACGGTAAGGTTCCACTTACCATGGCCAACTTTGTAATCAGAAAGTTTTTTAGTAATGGTCTGATATGTGGCACCATTCATTGCACACCATGCACGAATATCGGCACTTGTCACAGATTCTCCATAAAGAGATTGAAGAGAGGTGCGGATGTAGTCAGAAGAAAGAGACATGATGTAGGTTGTTTGTTTCAACTGAAGTTATTATACAAGAAAAAAGGGGGTCCTGAGACCCCCAGTGGACAGTTCAGTGATTGTCCAAATACTCTTGCAATTCTTGAACCAACTTTCTTCTAGAATGCCTTCTATCCAACTCAATACCTACGGTTCTACCATAGTCTTCAAGTTCTTTCTTAGTCATGTCATGAAATGACACATCACTCTCATACTCCTCCTCAATCCACTCTTCATAGTTAGTAGTATCTTCATCAACGATAGGAGATTCCGTAACTTCTTGAACAGCAGGAACTTCTACTACCTCTACTTTAGGTGGTTCCGGTGCTGTTGGTGCAGGAGTTGGAGCAGGTGATGCTTTTTTACCTCCCAACAATTTCCCAAATCTAGACATTTTTAATACCTATACTATAAAAATATTTATCAAGCAATAAGGTCCACAAATTCGTTGAGGATTTTTTTATTCATCTTTTTGTTCTTGAGACTCTTCATAAAGGATTTCTTGATCTGTGCCTTGGACGCATCATCATCAACCTCAAACTCAGACTCATTTGCAAGGGCATTTGCCGAGAGTCCGAAATATGTGTGATATCCAGATTCTTTAAGTGCGAATGCTTTTTCTTTTCTCCAAATCTGATGAACCTTATCATATTGAGGGGAACTCCAACCTCCAGTATAACGACGAATAAAAGAGTTGGCATCACGAGATTCCAGAACGCGAATACCAATAAAGTTAGTGTCAGTAAAGTTATCTTTTAGATTTTCGAGAAGAACATCAGTCATATCATACCAATTGTCACCCAAGTTGTAAGTATTTCCAGTTTTACGATCTCTCAAGAAACAGTGTTGTCCAACGTGTGCCGTACCCATAAACGGTTCGGATTCCCAGTGACGTTGCACCTCACGGTGGTATTTGAGAGAACATCCTTCACCATCAGTCAACACAACACATTGAACCTTTTGAAGTTTGTTTTCTTTCTTGAACTGAGGAATGATTTGATGAAGTGAGATCATCGTCTCATTCAAAGGAGTTCCTGAGAGACCCATACCAATAGGAATTTTATACATTGTATAACGACTAAAGCTCCATGCAAGACGGAACAAATGATTCATCTGTTGATCCAAAGTTTTAGAGTTAGTCTTGTGAGTCAACATATGCATCAAAGAGAACCACTCACCAACTTGCATCAGTCCATCTTTCTTTCGATATGAAAGTTCTCGGAGATCTGATTTACCATCTTCATCATAAGAAACGAGAGGATAATCGTTGGTAAATGCATAGACATCAAAAGGAATACCAACCTTTTTACAGAACCAAACCAGATTAGAAAGTTGCTTAACGGTGTCCAACATCACCTGACCCATCGAACCAGACCAGTCAAGAATGAATACCAGACCGTGATTCTTACCATCAGCAAGAGTGGTAACTTTCTTGAAAAGATCTTCGTTGTACTTGTAGGTGTGAAGTTTAGTGCAGTCAAGAACACCCGTGCGAGCAGTGGTGGCACGAGCATAGGAATCTGCAGACTTACGACACTCAAACTCTTTTACAAGATAGTTGACCTCTTTCTGTGCAGATTTCTTAAACTTTAGAAACTCGGAATCAACAAAATCAAAAACAGTTTTATCGAAACAATCATCCCACAGTTCATGGCAGGCATTATGTATTGTAGAGTTGGGAACAATAATTTTTTCCAGATTTAGTTTAGGAATCTCAAGATAAACATTCTCAATACCATTCATATCGATAAGATCCTTAATAGATTCTTCGAGAGAATCCATTGTGCTTACCTGAGGGTCCGAATTGCTTACACCACCTCCATCGTTCGATTGTTCATCACTCGCAGATTCGGTGGATTGTTCAGATGCTTCACCATCTTCGGACTGATTCTGATCTTCTTCCTGATATTGAGAATCAGTTTCTTGCTGCTGATTTGTATTATCGGAAGAACCAGAACTTTGTGATTCCAAAGAATCCATATCAGTCTTGGTTTCGGTATTCATCTGATTCTGACAGTACTTGTAGAGTGCCTGTGCCGCAATCAGAACGTCATCAAAGTCTTCACAACCATCAATCATACGAATGATTGGCATCTCAAAGTCTTGATCAAAAGGAATATTGGCAAAGTTTCCAATCTTGAAGTATAGATTTGCACGATCTGCAAGATTCATCTTGCTCACATCTTCACATTCAATACCGAAAAAATCTTTATCAGAAAGTTCACTATAACCACGATAGAAGGTCTTGGAGATACCAGCATAACGACGCTTCATCATCTTCTCAATACGAGCATCCTCAACCACATTCACAAACTGTGGAGGAACTTTATATTCTTTTAACCAATCACGATCAGGAGTATACAGTGCATGACCCACCTCGTGTGCCACCAGCATATCGTAAATCTCATTCGTGGCACCCTCCCACATCGGCAGAGTCAGCACACGAGTATGGACATTGAAGCAGGCAGTTTCTACATTCTTGTGCTCCACCACAAGGTCTTCGGTGGCAAGCAGTTTAGCAAGGTGAGACTTGATTTCGTGATTGACAGTCATCGGTCTTTTGCGTATGAACCTATTATACAAAAGAACCCTGCTGTTTAGGCAGGGTCATGTGACGCTTCTTGAACTGTCTCAATGCTTCTCGTCGAGCTCGCATTGCTTGTGGTTTGAGTTTTCGTTTCTGTTCTTTCTTGGAATGATGCTTCCAGTTTGGGACTTGCATTGTTCTTTGGTGTGTCAGGACACCATACGTGAAAAACCTTTTACTTTGTCAAACTTGAGGACACTTTCAAATTTGTCATGTAAATCTGACTTATGAGAGATGACAAATATATTAGCATCTTTAATCACATAACGAATGATCTTAAGGAACTCTTCGGTTCCAAATCCATCCAGTGAAGAATCAAATACCTCATCCATAATCAGCAGGTTGGTATTCACCGAGTTCTTGAGTCTGGCAACTTCTCTCCAAGTAAAGAGTAGTGCAAGGTCGATTCTCATTTTTTCACCTTCACTAAAAGATGAATATGAGAAGTGTTCATGAATCGGTGATTCTACAGTTTCACTAAATTCTCCATCAAGTTTAAAGTTGATGAAGAAGTCCATCATTTGAAGATAACGATTTACCTGCTGATTTATGAACGGAAGATACTTATTAATTATCTTCGTTTTTACACCATCGTCCCTGAGTAGGGAATAGGCAAAATCGTAATGAACGATTTCTTGTTTTTTGTCTGAGAGGTCTTCTATTGTCTTTTGGAGATTTTCTCGAAACTGTTCTAGCTTCTCATGCTCAGTATTTCTGTTTTGTAACTGACTGGTAATAGTTTGAATTTCATTTTCAAGATCTCTGATTTGTCTCTGGTTGAGGGAAATCCGAGTATTGTTTTGAGAAATGCCATGCGTTAACTTTGTAATCTCCTTGGATAGGGCATTGAATTGACGCTCTCGTTCTTGTTCAGACTTAATAGTTTGCTCAAGTTCCTCATAACCATCTTTAAGTTCTCTTGCCTTATTTTGAGCATCCTCAATTCTATTTACACGAAACTCTTCCTCAATCTCCTGTGTGCAGGTAGGGCATACCGTATTTTCAGTGAAAAACTTATGTTCTTTGGTAATAGCAGATACTTTCTGAGAGATTTTACCTTTAAGGTTGTTAAGTTTCACTAACTTATCTGCAGCACCAATAACCTCTTCTTGCTCCTTTGTAAACCTATGAATATCTTCCTCAGTCTTAGCATTTTCTGTCATATAAACACCAACTTCATCATCCAACTTGGCAATCTTTTCCTTGTTGGCATTGATATTGGCATTACCACGATTCTCAAGTTCTTCGATGAACTCTTGCTGCATCTTCATCTTTTCTTTGAGTGTATCCTTCTTCAAAGATAAAGATTTAACTTGGTCCTTTTTCTCCCGCATCTTATCTTTAAGCAATCCATTCATTGCAGAGAAGATACGAATGTCCAGCAGATCCTCAATCACCTCACGACGATTAGAAGTCGTCAGTTGCATGAAAGGAACAAAAGTGCTGCTACCCAGAATCACAATCTGAGTAAAGGACTTATAGTTTACCTTGAGAATACTCTCTTCCAGAATGCGTTGATTTGCACGATCATCTGCTTCCTTATGAAGGAGATTTCCATTCACTTCAATATCAAACACATTTGGTTTGATTCCACGACGAACAAGATACTCTCTTCCATTCACATTAAACTCAATCTCAACTAGACACTCTCTTTCATTGGTGGTGTTGACCAGTTGAGGTTTATTGATTTTACGGAATGGTTTATTGAATAACACAAAAGTAAGTGCATCCAACATTGTGGATTTACCTGCACCATTTGTCCCAACAATCAAATTTGTATGATGCTGTTGAAAGTCAATCTCCGTAAATGTGTTTCCGGATGAAAGAAAATTTTTATATCTAATCTTTTTGAAGGTTATCATTCTTTGGTGGAATTACGATGTCGTTGGGAGTAATCACTGCATATTTGTAATTATAGTGCTTACAAGTCTTTATGGCAAGCTCATCATCGACTTCTACTACGTCCATGATTGCTTCTTCTTGATCCTCTAGCATCATAGCATATCTTTCCGCATCATCTTCCTCCTCAAATAAAAATAAAACTTTGTGTCCATACCTGTCCTGAACAGCGTATGCACCATCGTCCTTATTATCTCTGAGGGTTAGAAGAAACATTTATTCTACTTCGCAAGCTTGCTTATACAAATCTTGGAAGATACCTTTGATGATTTTTTTATCTAGTTCAAACTCAGATTCATCAATATAACGATTGAGAATAGAAAGTGTGTTTTCCTCTTCATCAATCTCAAACTCTTCAGACTCTTGTATTTCAAAGTTCTCAATAATTTTAAGATCCTGAACTCCTACTGAATGAAGTTTATCAATAAACTTTTCAAAGTCTTTTGGTTTTGACTTTTTGCGAACGATCACTTTCACAATTTTGTTCTCATACTCAGTAGCATTGAACAACTTGTGATTGGTATCCTCATAATAGATATTATAAAATAATTTATAAGGATTATTAACTGGGGTCAGAGTGAGGGTTTCCGTATCAAAAATGTGGAAACCACGAGTATCATTCACATCTGTCCAATACATCTCATAAGGATTTCCTAGGTATGAGATTCTTCCGTCAGACGATCGAGTGTGATAGTGTCCCGAGAAGACATGA